GCACGCAGATCAACGCCCCCAAGAACTGGGCCGACTACGCCTTGCAGTGGACAGGGCTGTTGCTTCCTACCGTGGGTCAGGTGTACATGGTCAACAAGCAAACCAGCCTTGGTATGCGCCAGTCTGACAATGCAACAGCTTTGGGTGTTGCTCAAGCCCAGTTTGGCCGCGACACGGCATTGGGTACAGCAAACGCTTTTGGTAGCATGTCTGCTGCAAGCAACACAGCCATTGCAAACGTAGCAACAAGCGGCATGACTGCTGCTGCAAGCATTGCATCCAAGATTCAAGCACCTGCACCCAACATGACTGTTAGCGGCACTGGTGTAATTGGCGCAGGTACTTACTCAATAGGAGCAAACAGTGGTCAAAACTCTGGCAACAGTGGTCGCCTTGCTGGTGGCGCTATTACTGACAATACGTCTGTTCCAACTGTGGTGAATCAACCCACTCCGGTGGTTGTCACGCAACCTGCACCAACCATTGTCACGCAGCCTGCACCGATTACAGTCACGCAACCCGCACCGACCATTGTGACGCAGCCTGCACCGACCATCGTTACGCAGCCCACACCAATCACCATCACGCAACCTTCGCCTGTCATCGTGACTCAACCCACACCCATCACGGTTACGCAGCCAGCACCAGTGATCGTGACGCAGCCAACGCCTGTTGTGATTCGGCCTGAGATAGTCACCAACACAAACACCACCACGACCAACACCACAACTACCCCACCCGCAGTAGTGCCATGAAAGACTGGGCTGTAGCATTAATTGCCGCAGCCCTTTTAGTCGGGCTGGTAGGTTGGTGCGTCAAGATTTTGATTTGGAGTTTGAATGGCGGATTCTGGCGATAAAGCCCTCGGCGTTTTGGACAAGGTGCTGGCCTATGTCGATTCGCCCTTCAAGCTGATCGCCGTCCTTGTCATGGGAGTGGTGGCTTTTGCTGGTTACTTCTTTTGGCAGAACCAGTCGTTTCTGATTGACGCATACAGGGAGCAGCAGAGGATGCCCAGCATCAACGAGGAACGGGTTGACGACGCTGCTTCTGTATTGTTTAAACAAACTGATGCCAAGTTTGTTGCTGTTTTCAAGGTCAATCCAATTCTTGGAACTCGTGTTCTGCACAGGCTGTATACCAAAGAAGGTCGCAGCAAGGACATGGAAGGGCTGGATGTCGGGCTGTTCACAACCAACGTGTCAAACAACAACGACGTTGTGAAGCTGATGGCTGGTGAGGTGCCTTGCAGCCAGTATTTGAGGGCGCAGAGTGAACTGGGAATTTGGTATATGGCGCAAGGTGCGCAGTACACTTGCCGAATCAGCGTCCCCCCAGACCACAGCAGGTTTATCGGACAGATTACGGCGGGATGGGCTTCACAACCAGACAACCTTGAGCACATCATCTCTATGATGACGATCTCAGCAACCATGTTAACCAAAAGGGGAAATTGAATGGATTGGCTCAAACAAATTGCACCCACCATTGCTACGGCGATGGGTGGCCCTCTGGCGGGCATGGCTGTCTCGGCCATTTCCAAGGCTATTGGTGTGGACCCCGACAAAGTGGGCGACATGATCTCCAACAACAAGTTGACTGCTGAACAGATCGCGCAGGTCAAGATTGCGGAGATCGAGCTTCAGAAGCAAGCGCAAGAACTCGGCTTAAACTTTGAGAAATTGGAAGTTGAAGACCGCAAATCAGCACGGGAGATGCAAGCCACCACCCGCAGTCTGATGCCTCCCCTGTTGGCAGGCGCGGTCACGTTGGGCTTCTTCGGCATCATGGTGATGATGTTCTTCAACACGATCGACAGCACCAACCCCGCCATCCTGATGATGCTGGGCAGCTTGGGCACAGCGTGGACAGGCATCATTGCCTACTACTTCGGCAGCTCTGCGGGATCACAGGCCAAAACTGATTTACTCTCTAAAGCAGGACCCATCAAATGACTGAAGACCAGCTCAAGGAAATGCACATTGACCCGTCTTGGCTTGAGCCACTGACAGCGGCATTCCAGCGTTTTGACATCAGCACCCCCGAGCGCCAAGCTGCGTTTATCGGCCAGTGCTCACACGAATCCGGCAACTTCAAGACCTTGCAGGAAAACCTGAACTACAGCGCCAAGGGTTTAAACGCCACTTGGCCAAGCCGGTTTGCATCTGAAGAAGCTGCGCAGCCGTTCCACCGTAACCCCGAGAAGATTGCCAACAAGGTCTACTCTGGGCGCATGGGCAACACCGACGAGGGTGATGGCTGGAAATATCGTGGTCGTGGCCTGATTCAATTGACGGGCAAGGACAACTACCGCCTTGCCTCTGACGCCTTGGGGGTGGACTTTGTAGCCAATCCTGACTTGGTGCTGTCCAAAGAGTACGCCGCCCTGACTGCTGCTTGGTACTGGAACAAGCGCGGTTTAAACAAGGAGGCCGACGCTCAAGACTTCACGGGGATGACGCGCAAGATAAATGGTGGGACAATTGGACTTGCAGACAGGGTTGCGCACATTAACGTCGCCCTCAACGTCTTAACCGCTTGAGGTAAACAATGCCACTTCTCAAAATACTGTTTAAACCAGGTGTCAACAAAGAAAACACAAGGTATACAACTGAGGGGGGTTGGTACGATTGTGATAAGGTGCGTTTTCGCCAGGGCAGCGCAGAAAAAATTGGCGGCTGGACACGAATAAGCGCAAATACATTTTTGGGCGTTTGCCGTTCTTTGTGGAATTGGATTACGATTGTTGGTAGCAATCTAATAGGTGTTGGTACGCATTTAAAGTTTTACATTAGTACGGGTGGTGTTTATTACGACATCACCCCCATCCGCGCATCCAGCACCATCAATAACAACCCGTTTGTAGCCACCCTTTCTTCATCTGTTATTACGGTAACTGACACAGCGCACGGTGGGATAACAAATGATTTTGTTACGTTTAGCGGCGCTGTGGGCCTTGGCGGTAACATCACAGCAACAGTTCTAAATGCCGAGTATCAAATCACTGTTATTGATGCAAACTCGTACACCATTACGGTCTCCGCAGTTGCCAACGCCACAGACGTATCGGGTTCTCCCGGCGGCGGTGCATCGGTGGTTGCCGCGTACCAAGTTAGCATTGGGTCCGAAATTCAACAAACTTTGGTGGGATGGGGTTCAGGCGGTTGGGGTCTTGGCCCTTGGGGCACGGGACTTACAACAGCAAATTCATTGAGAATATGGAATCAACGTAATTTTGGAGAGGACTTGCTTTATGGGCCTCGTGGTGGCGGTATTTTTTACTGGGATGCCACAGTAGGACTTAACACAAGGGGCGTGAACTTAACTACGCTGGGTGATGCAGATACGCCAGTGGCCGTCAGTTTTATTTTAGTCTCCGATGTTTCGCGGTTTGCGTTGTGCATGGGTGTCAATGATTACGGGTCAGCCGTGCTTGATCCGTTGCTCATCCGCTGGTCCGATCAAGAAGATGCGTTTACCTGGACGCCCGCTATTACCAACCAAGCAGGCAGTGCGCGTTTATCTGCGGGTTCTTTTATTGTGACAGCCGTTCAAACACGGCAAGAAATTGTTGTATTTACAAACACGGCTCTTTACTCTCTTCAGTACGTTGGACCGCCTTTTGTTTGGTCAGTACAGACGCTTGGCGACAACGTATCAATAAGCGGCCCTAACGCTGTTACGTTAGCGGCAGGTATTATTTATTGGATGGGTGTTGACAAGTTCTACGTATACGATGGCCGGATACAAACACTTAGCTGTAATTTATTGCGTCATGTATTTAATGACTTTAATCGTTTACAAGCCGAACAAGTAACGTCTGGAAGCAATGAAGGGTTTAATGAAATCTGGTGGTATTACTGTTCAGAAAACTCAGATGTTGTGGACAAGTATGTTATCTATAATTATATTGAGAAAATCTGGTATTTTGGCAGCCTGGGACGTACAGCGTGGCTTGATTCAGGCATGCGTAATTTTCCTATGGCGGCTACTTATTCCTATAACATTGTCAACCACGAAGAGGGTGTAGACGATAACGAAACCGCTACGCCGCTGCCGATAGCCGCAAACATCTCTTCTTCAGAATTTGACATTGAAGATGGTCATAACATTGGTTTTGTGTATCGGGTGTTACCTGACCTGACGTTTGACGGATCAGCCGCATCACCAATACCGCAAGTGACGATGACGTTGTTCCCAATGCAAAATGCAGGATCAGGGACTGGCAATGCAGCCAGTGCGTCAGTAATAAAAAGTTCATCGTATGTGGTTACAGAGGAGTTTACGGGTCAGATTTTTGTCCGTGCGCGGGGCAGGCAGATGATATTTAAAATTGCCTCAACGCAGTTGGGAACAACTTGGCAGCTAGGCGCACCTCGTTTTGATATCAGAAAAGATGGGAGGAGGTGACTTCATGGCAAAAGTAACTGTGGGCGAAAAGGCATATTACTCAAAGGCAGTTGTCAAAGAAGCCGCCGCTGCACGCAAAGAACTTGAGCAAAAATATTGGGGAATCGCGTAATGGGGATGTTTCAGAACCAAACGCCGCCAAGTTTGCCGCTGGCACCCAACGAATACGATGCGGTGTTTATGTCGCAGCTTGCTAACGTGTTGCGTTTGTTTTTTAACCAGATCAACGCTGTACAGCAATTAAACTTGGCAAGTCTCAATTTGGACTTGCGAACCCTGCCTACTGACGCAGACTATGATGGCTTGCGGCTAGGTGATGTGTACAGAGATACACAAGGCGGCACACTGCAAACAGGCACAAACGTGCTGCGTATTAAGGTGCCTATTGGGCTATTTGGGGTACAAGGTTCTGGGGCGGCAGGCAGTGTTGGGGGCACAATTGCTTTAAATTTAACTGGTGTTTCTGGGTCCGGTGCAGTTGGCACAATGACCCCTTAATACTAAAATGCAACGTAATTAAGGAGAACATTATGGCAATGGGTGGTGTTGGCGAAGCGATGCTGCTCGGCGCAGCGATGGGTGGTGGTTCTGCTGCTTTAACGGGCGGGGATCCACTTAAAGGTGCCCTCCTTGGTGGCTTGACCGGAGGTGCTGGCGCAGGTATCAGCGGGGCGCTAAGTGGTGCAGCTGGTACAAATGCTGCTTTAACGGCGGCAGGCACTGAGGCCATAGGTACAACGATGGCAAGTGCTCTACCTGCATCAAGTTTAGCGGCTACCCCAGCAGTGGGCTTACCAGCCGGTCAGGGTTTCGCTCAAGCATCCCAAGCCGCCAATGCAGCAGCGGCAAATAATGCCGTTACAGGAGCAATGAATCAAGCATTACCTCTTTCGGCAAATGCGGGTATATCTGCTTTACCCGCTCAGACCTCTCCTTTGATCGCTGCTCCTTCTGCGGCTCCAAGTGCAGCAGCTACCGCTGCGCCTCAGACTTTTACTGAAGGTATGTCGAAGTTTGCTAGTGATCCGCTTGCCTCCATTAAGGCTAATAAGGGGATAGCTTTGGCTTCGGCTTTACAAGGAGCAACGGGTGCCAGAAAAGAAGCAGAAGAGCCAGGGGAATACAATGGTCCATTGAAGCGGTTTCGCTATAACCCAGATATGTATCGTCCTGCTTTTGCAGAGGGCGGCATAGCTAATTTGGCAACAGGAGGTTATGACCGCGTAGTAGGAGACCCCCCCATGTCGCCTATCAGCTTTGCGCGTGGTGGTATTTCAAATCTTGGCAGTTATTCAGATTACGCTAACGGCGGTCGCATGCTTAAAGGGCCGGGTGATGGCATGTCAGACAGCATTCCCGCCTCTATCGGTGGAAAGCGTCCCGCACGTTTAGCAGAGGGTGAGTTTGTTGTGCCTGCTGATGTGGTCTCTCATCTTGGCAATGGATCAACTGATGCGGGAGCCAAACAACTGTACGCCATGATGAACAAAGTGCGTCAAGCCCGTACAGGCAGTAAGCGCCAAGGCAAAGAAATAAATCCACGTAGGTTTGTTCCGGCGTAACTGTAAAAAGGTTTTTATGGCAACAGCAGCGCAAATTCAAGCAGAGATCGCAGCGGGTCCACAGACTCAAGACGCATTGGATGCGGCTTTGCTCAAGTACTCGCCCGCCGAGATGGCGGCTGCATTCCCACAATTTGGCAACGTGGCCGACTTTAACAATGCGACCCGAGAGGCGTATGCACGGGTGCAACAGCAGCAGCAAGCTGCGAACCGTGCGGCTGTGCGTGCTGATATGGCGGCACGGGGTGAGGAGTTCAGGATCGCCAACCCTGGGGGTGATGTGACAACTCAAGGCACAACACGCCCTGCAATGTCTGCTGTTCCGCAAACTGAAATGGCTGCTAGTCGTTCAAAACTAACTAAGGAGCAGGCTGAATTTATTGACTGGCAGATGGCTCAGGTTAATCCATTAACTGGACAGCGTGTTGCAGATGACTTTGAACGACAAGGTGTCAACCCTTATGCGGATGCTAGTCGTGCTCAACAACAAATTGATACTGCTAAAAACAGAACGGAAT